CAAACTCTGTCTTCTGGTCTACCTCGGAGCTAACGGACTACATCAACGATGCCCGTGAGCGAGTAGCGAGAGATACAGGGTGTTTACGCACCCTGCAAATAACTGCCACCCCAATTTCTAGTACAGGCGTACCCGCAACCGTGTGGACTGCGGGTGCTACTGTTACTGCTGGTCAGTTTATATTCAATAACATCTTTATCTATGAAGTAGTAACTGGCGGTGTTCTCAGCACTACACCACCACCTTACCCTGCTTCTGGATACACTTTCCCGCCTTCTACCCCATTCACAGATGGCACTGCTACCTTGCAATACTCTGGCCCTGTGGAAGTTATTCCATATGGAGTTATTTCAACAGGTACAACTCTAGACATTCTGAACGTCAACGTTTACTGGGGTAACAGTCGTATTCCACTTCGGTACTTGCCTTGGTCAAACTTTAACGCTCAACTGCGTTATTGGCAAAACTATGTAGGTAGACCTGTGTGTTTTTCTGTGTACGGGCAAAACACAATCTATGTTGGCCCTGTTCCTGACCAAGCATATGTTATTGAGATAGATAGCACTATCCTGCCTACTGCTTTGAGTTTGGCTACACCTAATGCTAATGACCAAATACAAGACCCCTACACTACGCCTGTAGCTTTTTATGCGGCTTATAAAGCCAAGTACAAAGAGCAGAGCTATGGAGAAGCTGAGATTTACAAGCAGGAATATGCGAAGCAAATCCAAGCGGTGTTGAACTCTGTGTACACACGCAGAATCCCTGACCCCTACTCTACGTTCTAATCATGGCAGCAGCAGAGCAAAAGAAATCTTATGCTGTCTATAAGAACTTCAAGGGCTTAAACACCAAGTCCAACAGGACAGCCATTGATGACGAAGAATTTTCGTGGATAGAAAACGCCATGCCTATTGGCTTTGGCAACATTAAGATTGTTCCTGCTCAAGTCACAGTTAAAGATGGCGGCAATAACGCTATATCTTTTGGTAACACAGTCACTACTCTTACAAACACCAATCTTGGATTAGATGACTATTTGCTAGCTTTCCAAGAAGATGGAAGAGCGCAATATGTAGTTATAGATACAGGCACTGTAGGAAATGTAGGTGTCACAGGCACTTTTTCTTCTGCCAATGTGTCTACAGCCCAGTGGAAGAATGAAGAAGTATATATAGGTGACCCTAATAAGGGACTCTTTTCTTGGGATGGCACTAACTTACTCAATGTTGGTGGTGTAGGTAGGATAGGTTTGACTAACAGAGGTACTGGTTATACATCTGCGCCAGCAGTTACTATCTCTGCGCCTAACCAAGCAAACGGCACACAGGCTACAGCAGAAGCAACAATCACAGCGAATGCTGTAACTTCTATAGCTATTACAGAAGGTGGTAGCGGATATACGGCTGCGCCAACAGTGACTATTAGTGGTGGTGGTGGAAGTGGTGCTAATGCTATTGCTCAACTGCTGACCTTCACCAAAGGTGCGCTATATCTACAAGTTACCAATGGTGGTTCTGGTTATGACCCTGGCGCTCCTCCTGCTGTAACTATTACAGGTGGAGGTGGAGCAAACGCAGCCGCTACTTCTATAGTTTTTGGTAACTCTGTTATAGAAGTTATCATGACGAATGTAGGAAATAACTTCACAAGTGTTCCTACTGTCACCATAGCCGCACCACCTACGCCTACAGGCAACGCTAATGCGACTGTTATAGGTGTTCCCAACCTAGATGAAATATCCAGCGTTGCTACATTTTCTGGTCGTGTCTGGATTTCTACAGGTCGTACAGTAACTTTCTCTTCTGCTACCAGTCCTACTGACTTTACCTCTATTTCTGCGGGTGCTGAGACTATTACTGACTCTACCTTGCGTGGCAATATCCAGCATATGGTGTCTGCCAACAACTTTCTCTACATCTACGGAGAGGACAGCATCAACGTCTTTTCAGATGTGAGGATTACAAACACAGGTGAAACGTTATTTACAAACACAAACGTGTCTGCTTCTGTTGGTAGTAAGCTTAAATACGCTGTATTCCCTTACTTTCGCTCAGTTTTGTTCATGAATAACTACGGGGTGTATGCCCTAGTAGGCTCTACAACGAGCAAGATTTCTGACCAACTGGATGGTATTTTCCCGTATATAGACTTTTCCAAGCCTGTAACTGCTGGTCAAGTCTTGCTAAACAACATCCTGTGTGCGGCATTTAACTTTTATTTGTTGCCTACTTTCCCAACAACTACGGGAGATAGGTTTGTACAGTGCGTGTTTTTTGAGAAGAAGTGGTTTATCACCAGTCAGGGTGCATTACGTTATTTGTCATCTGCACCTGTAGGTGGCTTGATAAACTTGTATGGAGTGACAAACACTGCACTTTTCCGCTTGTATGGAGATGCAACAGCAAACGTTTCTAGTGAGATACAGACTTCTTTGTCTCCTATGAAAGACCCAATCCGTACCAAACAGGCGTTGAAATTTGGTATTGAGGCTACTCTTACTACAGGTGGAACGTTTAATGTGACTGTGGACAGTGAGAGTGGTTCTAGCCCTGTGTATACCTTGAATAACAGTGTGACTTGGTACAACAATGCAGGGGTGACACTTACGTGGGTGAACAATTCTTCTACGACAATAGGGTGGTTGACGAGTACGGGGTACGCTTTGTACAAGTCAGATGCACAACAGTATGGTAAGTATTTGGGGTTGACAATGACTAGCACAGACCCTGCGCTAACTGTCAATACGATTGAGTTTGAACATGAATTAAGAGTGAGGTTCTAACATGGCTGTTCCTAATATTTTCGGTACTGCGACTTCGGCAATCCCGTTATCGCAACTTGACACCAACTTTGCTACCCCTGTTACTATCGGTAATACCGCTGTACAGCTAGGTAACACAGTAACTTCTTTTGGTAATGTGACGCTCACAAACGTCACTATCAGTAGTGGTAATGTGACTGTTACTAGCCCTGCTATATTTCCCGCTGGAACAGCAGCAGCACCTGCTATCACCACTACAGGCGATACCAACACTGGTATTTTCTTTCCTGCTGCTGACACCATTGCTTTTTCTGAAGGTGGTACAGAATCCGCAAGGTTTGATAGTGCTGGTAACTTTGGCTTGGGTGTTACTCCTAGTGCTTGGTATTCAACTGCAAGAGCCATTCAAATGGGTACAACTGGTTCTGTTTTTGGAAGAACAGGAAATGAGCTTGTTGGGGTTGCATCTAATGCTTATAACGATGCAGCAAGCTCAACATCTTTTAAATATATTGCATCAGGCAATTTTGCAACAAACTATTTGCAGACCACAGGTCAACACCAATGGTTTGTAGCCCCCTCTGGCACAGCGGGTAACGCCATAACTTTCACCCAAGCAATGACGCTTGATGCTAGTGGGAATTTGGCTTTAGGCAAAACAAGTGCAAGTTATCGTTTTGATTTACAAGGTGCGACTGGTGAAAATCAAACACTTGCAGGATTTTTTGGAGGTACAAATATATCCCGTGGTCTGACGCTTGGTTTATCTGCTGGTGGCGGCGCAGTTAATGATGCTTACGTTGTTTACAACTCTACAGTAACTGGTGGTTATGCGGGACACATTTGGCAAGCGGCTGGCACAGAACGAGCCCGTATCGACTCCAGCGGTAACTTGCTGGTGGGGACTACGAATGCAGACGTTGCTGACGTTGGTTGCGAACTTAGAGCAAGTGGTCTAGGGGCTTTTACAAGAAGTGCGGAAACTGTTGTTGAGGTAAATAGACTTACTGATGATGGAATACTTATAAATTTTCGTCAAGCCACAACTAGTGAAGGCAATATTTCAGTTTCAGGCACAACAGTCTCTTACAACGGCGGTCACTTATCTCGTTGGGCGCAAACCACAACAGCTAAAGACGATTCGCTGGTCAAAGGTACTGTGCTGTCCAACCTTGATGCAATGAATGTTTACACAGATGCAGAAGGAAATCCTGTTGCTAATGAACAGTTAAACAAAGTTAAAGTTTCTGACACCGAAGGCGATGCAAATGTTGCTGGAGTGTTTGTGAACTGGACACATGACGACCAGCACAATGTAGATGAAATCAACATGGCAATGACAGGCGACATGATTATCCGCATTGCTCAAGGCGTAAATGTTGCTCGTGGTGACTTGCTAATGTCTGCTGGTAATGGCACTGCCAAGCCACAAGGCGATGACATTGTGCGCTCTAAGACAGTTGCCAAAGTCACATCAACCCATGTCACTTGCACATATCCTGATGGCTCATTTTGTGTGCCATGTGTGCTGATGGCTTGTTAATTTTTAACTAAGGAAAAACCATGACCACAACCTACACAATCAACCAACTTGACCGCAACACCTCTGATGACTTTGTAACGACAGTGCATTACAACGTCACAAAAGTAGATGGTGAATTCTCTGCATCCACCTACGGCACTGTCAGCTTTGAAGCTGGTACGCCAACAACCCCCTACGCATCTTTGACAGAAGCTCAAGTCATTAAGTGGGTAAAAGATAAGCTAGGCGAGGAAGTAATTGAGGCTTCATTGGCCTCGCAGATTGAAGCAAAGAAGAACCCAACTACTGCAACTGGGATGCCTTGGTAATGGGTACACAAGCATTTACCAAGACAGGTAACACGGTAGTATTTACTGCCGCTGCATCTGCTCCTACGCCTATACAAGCAGTCTCTACCACGCTTGGTGGTAACCAGTACCGCATCATCAATAGCGGCTCTGTAACTGTGTTTTTAGGCTATGGAGATACTTCTGCTGGTGCTACTGCCAACACTGCGGTAATTACCACTACAGGTACATCTATACCTTTATTGCCAGGCACAGATGAGGTTCTCTCATTTGTTCCTAACGCTTACTTTACTGGTATCACTGTCAGTGGTACTGCGGCTGTGTATGTGACTTGCGGCGATGGGATGTAATCATGTTAAAGACAGTCAGTTCAGTCATCAACGCTATAGGCGCTCTTAATTACAAGGGTACTTGGAATGCAAGTACGAATAATCCTACGCTTACATCAGGTGTTGGGACTAAGGGTGACTACTATGTTGTGTCTGTAGCTGGCTCTACAAACCTAGATGGCACTACCTTGTGGGGTATAGGTGACTGGGCAGTCTTTAACGGAAGTATTTGGCAAAAGGTTGACGGTGGAGATTCTGGTAATTTTGTAAATATCTCTGTATCTTCTCTTACAGGGTACATGTACGCTAACGGCACATCAAATGTCACAGCGTCTACAACTATACCTAACAGTGGTCTAGCTAATAGCACCCTAACACTTGGTAACACTACTCTTACATTAGGTGGAACTACCAGTAACGTAGGTAACCTTACTGTAGCTAACGTAACCATTATTGGCGGCACAACAAACGCAAGTGTGTTCAATTTCACAGGAAACACAACTGCAACTGCAACATATGGCATAGCAAGTCTGCCTCTGCAACCTGCTGGCTTCATGCAAGTCAACCTTAACGGGACAGTAGTAAAAGTCCCCTACTACGCTGTCTAACATGGATAACCAACAAATATTCAACATCGTAGTCAGCATTGCTGGCTTTCTTGCTGTTTATGTTTTCAACAACACGACAAAGCAAATTCAACGTTTGGAGGACAAGATAAATGAACTTCCTAAAGAGTATGTGGCAAAAGATGATTACCGCTCTGACATCACTGAAGTCAAAGATATTCTCAAACAAATCTTCAACAAGCTAGATGACAAAGTGTCTAAAGCTGACTTGAAAAACTAGACAAAAGGCAGGGTAAATCTACGAATTTCGAAGTTTTATCATACGTAAAGTTCGGCGACAAGGACGGACTGGGAGAGTTTTTGTTTGAAAATGGTGTACAGCACCAGTTGTTTTACGAAATCTTGGGAGATAACGGTATTGCTGTGCAGAAGTATCCGTTAACAGATGCTGACTACGATAACTTGGACGACTGGTTGTTTGTGCATAACCAAGAGCATCAACGATTGGCAAGCGTATTAGGGTTGGACAATCCCTTTCAGTTGCTCGACAGTGACTGGAATGTGGAAGAAGATTTCTATGACTGGATTGGTGTTCACCAAACTATTCATCAACAAATAGCAACGGCTTTAGGAGTTTGATATGGTAATGATGGTCAACCCAGG